CCTGAGTATCTTTTATCATCTACACCAAATTCATCTTCTGCAAAATCCCACCATGCAGAAGTATACCATGAACTATCAATAACAGTTGGTGCGAATCCGTATGCTGGATGTGTTCTTGCCCCAAGTCCAACTGAAATATTAAAACTTCCAAAATCAGTTTCAAATTCTTTCCGTAATCTTAAATCACCTTGACCGTATCTTATTTCTTCTAAACCCAAATCCATATATTTTAATTTCATAATAAACCAATCACCAAGATATCTCAATTGATATTCTTGACTCGCATGTTTCATATCCCAGCGACGGTGTTCCATATACTTTACTAAATATTCAAATCCTTTAACTCTACCGATTGTTGCTGCTTCATTTGGACTTGCATCTGTCTTTCCTTTATACCAATCTCCACCAACTCCTGCATTTTTTACACCACGTTTTCCTTCATAATGAAATCGTGCAATTTTTCTTATACCAAATGCTATATCATAATCAGGTTTTAATTCTCTTTCTTCTTTAACTACTGATAATTCTCCATTTAACCAATTTTCTATTCCAGTTTCAGGGTCAATCATTGACAGTTTATATCTATCATCCTGATGCATTGGTGAAGCCATATTGAATCCAGCATAAACTGTTGAATACTTAAAAAAGTTAGAAAAGGCGCCTTCTAATCCTTGACCAAACAATGAAGTTGATAAAAGCATTCCAATTAATAATTTTCTCATTTTTATCTCCAATTAGCGTTGCTCTACAACTATAAATATTAATGTTTTACAGTTTTCTCTTTTGCAACAGCATGTAATCCTTGTTTTTGTTTATCTGTGAGTTTATCAGTTGATTTTGGCAAATACCCATCTTTCGCCCTTCTTGATCCAGGCGGTAATCTTTTTTCTAAAGTTAGGTCTTTTAGCTTTTCATTAGGTACTACCATTTTACTTCCCCTATCGGTCATATAAAATGTTGTTTTTGTAATTCCGACTCTTACGACTCTGGCTTCACGCCCACTTATATAGATAACATCATCATTATTGAAATCATTACCTATAAAGACTTGCATGCCTTGAATCATACTCATTATAGATTCTTTAAAAAAGAATCCTAATGCAAATGTAACAGCTATCCAACCATAATGACCTATGAATTGTTCCATAAGTGTTTGTTGGCTGTCCACGTGTGTTCTCCTATTTTATTGCTTCTATTCTACTAACAATAAATATAATATATACTCTTAATTAAGAATCAAATCGTACTAAAAATGAAATTGGTAAATCTTTATCATTTTTTATTGGATTTGAAAGTTTTGCTATAGCTAATAATTCTCGCTCATCATTATAAAGACCTATATTAGTAACATAAGTCCCAAATTCTGAATGTGTTGTGAAATTTTGATATTCTGTTCCTGCAGTATATGAACTTGCGTATGAACTACTTCCAGCAGGCAATACTAAATCAATAGTATTTTCATATTGAGGATTCTCCATATTTCCATCATAAATATATCTAGCATTCTCTGGAATATAAATACTACCACTTCTACCAACTACTGTACTTGGATTCGTTGTACCAGTAAATTGGTATTCTCCTACATTACATAAATATTGGTATTCATAGGCAGTTTTTGTTGCCTGAAATCTTACTGACCAACCATCTCCACCAGTTTTAATCCCAGTATCAGTATAAGAACCTGTATCTGTAATTGTAATTATACCATGTTCATAAAATACATTTCCTACAGCACTACCACTTTTATTACTGTCGGGAGTTCCTGCTGCAAAACTTGAAGAATAATTCCAATCATAAAGTTGTCCATGACCATCGTCTCTTAAATCAAATGTTACGGCACTACTGTCATCAAGAATCTTAACTGAATACGGTTTTATTTCTTCACCGAAATACTCTTGTGGTATTGTTATAACATTTACAGAACCGTGTAATTCTCTCGGAACTATTGAACCCCAATCAGCGGCTTCTCTACCATGAGGCCATTTTCTGCTCCAATTACTACCACCATATAATGGAAATCTTGTTACATTTGATTTTGGATTAGGAACTTTATCATATTGATAATATGAATTTCTTATCTGATAATATAGTGGAATCTTGAAAAAAGTTCCACAACTATACCAAGTATCCCAAGGATGACCAAAACTTTTAGAATCTTCATTATAGACTCCAAAGCTTTGAGATGCTGCTGAACCGGTATCGAAATTCCAAAAACTTCCACTTATACCTTCAAGTCCAAAAACACCACTTCCACTATCAGAATTTGTAAAAGTGAATTGTTTATAAGTTTTAAATTCTTTTATTGATCTATCATCAGGAGATATATCCTTAAACATGGGAATCTCCTTTAAAAATCAAGTCTTACTTTGATAAGTGCTTCAGTATTTGGATCTTTTTTGAATGGTTTACTTAATTTGGCTACTGCTAATAATTCATTGTTATTATTATAAAGTCCAACCGTAGTAATATAAGTAACTGGTTCAGTTTTAAACGAACTATTTACTAATTCTGCATTTGAACCAGTAAAAAATGAAGGATTTTGACTGTGATTAAATTCTCCAGAACGAACATCACAAAAATAAAATGAACTTCGTTTCTGTTCTTCTCTACGGGCTGAAAAATATGAACCACTTTTTATTGAATTAAATAATTTTCTGTGATTGTAGTTATTAGTACTTGAACTCCTTGTAAGTGGTTCAACAACACCACGTACTCCAATGTTATGTCCTGAACCAGATGCTATTGCACTTGGATTCAAAATAATCATACCCGCTTCAGGATAGAATAAACCATATGAACCAGAACTTGTTGATGTTGCCGTAGTGATTGCCGCTTCATATACTCCATTTGCTACTGAACCACTAACTACATTAAATTCTTTTTTTGCATTTCCGAGTTGTGGATTTGTATTTGCATTACTATCATCTATTAAATTAATAGTATTACTTCCACTTGTTAAATGTAATTCCCAGTTTCCTGGATCCATTTTTTCTCTATACCGTGCTCTGTTTACGGCTATTGCAAAAACTTCATCACTTAAATAACTTCCAGATCCACCACCATCGAAATTAAATTGAGTGGTTTGAGCAGGTAATAAAACCTGTCTTAATTGAGAATATATTCCTTTGGTTGGATTTGTTGTTCCCGTAGTAGTTGAACCTTCGGATCCAGAACCAAGTCTATGACCATAGGTTACTGCAAACTGCACATCTGTAGTTTGATCAGTTGTCTTGTGAACATCCGCGTAGTATTTACCACTATTCGAATTCTGTACGGATCCAGTGAAAAATGTAGTTAATGTACCTGTATCTCCAGACCACATAGGTTCTGCTACAGTGCTATACATATTTTCTACTTTTTTATCAGGTTCGAAAATCTTAAAAGCCATTTAAAATCTCCGTTTCCTAAAAGTCTAATCGTACTTTAATTACAGCTTCTCTATCTCTTGATTTCAATAAAGGTTGACTTAATTTAGCGACGGCTAATAACTCATTATTATCATTATATAGACCAACCGTAGTTATATACGCTTTTGGATCTTGGATAAAAGTAGTATTAGTTAATTCTGCATTAGTTCCTGCAAAATATGTTGGATTTTGACTCCAATTATATTTGTCAGATCTAACTCTACAAAAATAATGTGAAGATTTAATTTGTTCTTCTCTACGGGCTTGAAAGTAAGCACCGTTTATAGAAGCTGATACAAATTTGTACGCATTATTATTATTTGTTCCTGTACTTGAAACTGTTCCAATTGCTAATGGAGCTGCATCCAATCTATCAGCGTTTAACACTATAAGTCCTAATTCAGGATAGAAAAGTCCATATGAACCAATAGTTGCAGAATCACTTTGTTCTTGTGCTGCAGATCTAAACTCTGTGGCTGTTCCACCTGATATAGAACCACTAACTACATTAAAAACTCTCTGTGATGCTTTTATAGATGAGTCAGCTGTTGCTCCACTATCATCAATTAATTTTATTGCATGGGTTGAAGTACCAAGTCGTAATTCCCAGTTTCCAGGGTCTACTTTTTCTCTATACCGTGCTCTGTTTACATTAACAACATAAACATCCTTTGTAGTACAAGATGTATTACCTTCAGGAAAAACAAATTTATCACCACTTGCCGCATTTTTAATACAGATATTTCTAAATTGACGATATATCGCTTTAGATGGATTATTTCCATCTGAAGTAGATAATGAACCACTTCCATCAAAATGTCCGTATGCTACTGCGAACTGTACTTCTCGTGTTGAATCACTTCCCGCTTTGTCATATACATCATAGTAATAATTTCCGCTACTACCACTTTGTGTAGAACTGGTGTAAAAGGCGGTTAAAGTTGTTGCCCCTCCAGACCACACGGGGGAAGATATAGTACTTGGTATATTAGTCCTTTTATCTTCACCTTCTAATGGTGTAAAGAAATTTGTTATTTCACTCATTTTATTCTCCTATATGTATAAATATATTTTAAATATATTCTCATTAAATTTTGTCCACATAATCATAATATGTTAATATTTCATCATCTTTTTTTATATCCTTAATAGTATAAAATACAAAAATATCTAATTCTAAATTAGTTTTCCAATCTACAGTCTTTTCATCTTCATTAATAACTGTATTGTAAATACTTCCAAATCCAAATGGTAAAACATACTTTTCAAAAGTTCCACCTCTTGGCCAATTAAATTTATATCTATCAACATCACCGTCACTACCAACTTCTACATAATGACATTCCTCTAATACTTCTCCACTTTTAATATCTTCTTTTGCAAAAACTCCATATCCTTCCAAAGTGGATTCTCTAACCTCTATTTTATCACTACTAAATAACTTATTTTTAACAGTTTTTTTAGGTAATCTATTTTCTATATATGGTACTGCAAAAGTAAAATTTGCTTTAATACTATTAGAATTCAGGTTCTCCACCCTTTCCTTTACCTTTACCTTTTCCGTTTCCACCTTTTCCGTTTCCTTTACCTTTTCCATTTCCTTTACCGTTACCATTAGGGAAAAATGGTGGTGGATCATCTTGAGTACCACCACCCCCACCGGCACTTGGTGGTATAGCAACTATTGTTGCAGATGTAGTATCTGTTCCATTTTCATTTGTTACAGTTAAAGTAACAGTCCATGCTCCAGCTTGAAATGTATGAGTTGGATTTGGTTGTTCTGAACTTCCACCATCTCCAAAGTTCCAATGATATGTTAAATCATCACCAGATGAAGTATTAGTAAAACTAATAGTTAATGGTGCCGTATTCATTGTTGGTGCTGGCATTTCATATCTCCTTTAAAATATTAAATTTATATTTTGATAATTAAAATTTGCCATTGGTGGTGTACCTTCTGGTGGTGAACCTTGACTATCTATAAAATATGTAAATTCTGCTACAGGTGGATTATTAACATCATACATCTCCACCATATTATCATGACCAAGAGTAAAAGTATATGTTTCCTGATCTTGTGTCATTTGAGTTTCTTCATTAAAAAAACTAAAATTTTCTGTTATTGGAGTAATATCCTCTATATCATTCCTTCCCTCTAATGTAACTTGTGCAGGTATATTTGAAATAATAGACTGTAAAGCTATCTCTGGAGCATCCGTCATATAATAATTCATAATCTCTTCTTCATTAATAAAGGACTCAAGAAGTGGCATATTCTCTATAACTCTGCCCCTTAAATTCTTTTGTAAACCTTCTTCATATAAAGAATAATCAACTTCATCATCACCCAAAGCAAACTGAGTAATTATATAATTACCCGAAGTATCACCTGATAATGCATCTGCTAAAAGTTCTCTACCCCTTTTAGTAAAATGTGCTGTTACGGTTTGTGTTGTTTTATCTAAATATCCCACATTATACTCCCATATCATCAATTTCTACAACAAAACTAGCAACTGGTCCGATTGGTGGATCTAGATCTACTGCAGGTGGATAAAAGTCCAAAACTGCATCTCCAGGTTTTACTGTTACTCCTATAGTATGAGTTGCCCCACTCATCGTTCCTTCAATTTTTAAGGTAGTATTTCTTATAGCTGTAACTGGTCTTGATTTTAAACGTACTGATGATAATTTAGTTAAAACTTTCTTCTGTCCTACCCCATCTTGTCCTGTTTGTGTTACTGATAACATATCTTAACTCTCTATCTCATTTTTAAAGATAAAATATCTCATTGATTCATTGTCCGTTGGAGTTCTCCAATTAACATTAGGTTCTATCATTGGTTGGTTATCAATCACTTGACCATATGGTTTTACAAAAGCTGAACCACTTGGTGTTACATCCCACAATCCATAATCTATTTCATCATCTGCTAATGCAAATTTTGTAATAACGTGTTCTCCATTTTGATTTTCACCAAATACGGCCTTTCTTAAATAATCCCTACCTTTGTTTGTAAGTATTGCGTCTATAGTTAATGTATCTTTATTTATAAATCCCATAATTTATTCCTACCCAGTTGGTGTATTATCCACATAATTAACTTTTACAGGAAAAACATAAATTGCTCCTGACATTTGACCAGTTATAATAATTGATGTTTCTCTTGTAGTACCAACCGTACCAACTGTTGTTTGTATTTGTGCTACTCTACCTATTACTTTCTTACTTAACCTACCCGATTCTTCATTATAAACTGCACCAACTTCATAATTTGCAGTTCCATCATCACCTACAACCCCAACATCAACTACATTTTTATTTAAAGTTAAAAAACTATAATTTTCTGCTGAAAATGTACCATCTACTCCCTGTGTTTCTGGATTAATAGTATGGTCATCCAATGAATATGGTTGTGGTAATGAAGCATTATATGTAGTCTGTAATGCATTAGTACCAAGTAATCCAACTGGTGGTGTTACATTACTAATATACGGTAATGATTTACTTCCAACTGGTATAGTAATTAGTTTATACTTCATCACAACCTCAGGATCAACACAAGGTTCTAACATTGGTGTAGATTCTAAAACTGCACCAAAATAATCAGTTCCTTTCGGATGTGCTGTATCCCATAAAGTGTAATCTATTTCATCATCACTCAAAGCAAATTTAGTAATATTAAACTTACCATCACTTTTTGCGAGATATTGTTTACCCTTCTTGGTTAATACTGCATTTAATATGTATGAAGTATTATTTATAAATCCCATTCTTTACCTTCTATGATTATTTTAAGCAAGTGTAATCGTTATTGGAAACTCTATTACTGCTCCTGATTTTTCTCCAGTTATTACTACTGAAGTTTTTGTTGAAGCCGCTACTTGTTTTGTATAAACATATACGGCCTGTGTTCCGTTTGGATCAAATGTAAGTTGTCCACCACTCACCTTTGAAACTCCAGAAACAGTCTGTGATATATGTTGTACATTATCTACGAAAGGCAACCAAAAATGATCGTTACCTGACATTCCACCTTCTAAAGTCCCTTCTGCATTAATATAATCTCTGGAACCCTGTTGTGGTATCGATACAGTCTCAAAGGGTGGAGCCAATATAGCAACACTTGAATCTAATAAAGTGATTGTAAATGTTTCATCATCTAATTGACCTAAATCCAAACAATCGTCACCGTTAGCTAAATAACTTAATACAATTCCTGTAGGATCTGCTCCAACTTTATTACTGGTAAATCCTTCTGGGGCAATTGTAACTCTGTTTGAAAAGTTACTACCTTCAGCCGAATACCATTTTAATGCAGCTAACGCAGTTGCTGTCGTATCGGTGTTTGTGTCTTGTAATTTAACCATTGCCCGTGTACCTTCTTGACGAGTTACGAGTTTATATTTCATAATCTCAGTAGGATCATTAAATGGTTCAAGTGCGGGTAAATTATCAATTACTGCACCATAATAGTCCGTTCCCTGTGTATGGGTTGTATCCCACAAGGCGTAATCAATCTCGTCATCACCAAGTGCGAATTTAGTGACTTCGAAGTCCCCACCACTCGACAAAATCTCACGACCTTTCTTTGTCAAAATAGCGTCTAATACTCTGGTTGAATTATTTAAATATCCCATTTGTTTTTCTCCTGTATAATAATTCGGATTTTACTAAATTTTTATAAGATTTAATATACTAAAACTTGTTATTCTTCTCTTATAAATATAATCCTTTTAAGTTTTTATCATTATTTATTCTTTACATCCATCTTAGTAGTAGTTTTATCGGTTGTTACTAATATAGTCGGTGAAACTGTTTCAACTTCCCATGCAGGTGAATTATCATTCCACCTAGCTGCTGCATCTGGTACTGTTGAAGTATCAGTCTGTACACACCCCTCATAAAAAAGTCTATTAGTTCCTATTGCCTCGTCCCATCTATTGTCTAAATCAGAACGAACAAAACTTGAAGAATACGGTTTGTGCATTGAAGCACTTAATGAAGATGAATAATAATACTCTATTTCATCATTAAATTGTGATGTTACGTTTGTTTCTACTCGTGGCATAACCACTTCTTCAAATATAGCTTGAACACTTCCTTCTTGTATCGTTGAATTATAATAATCAGTTCCATACCAACCACTAAAATCTTGATTACCTACATTATACAAAGCTGGTCTTTCTAAAATATGTTTTAATACATATGAACCAGTTCCTGCTGCCAATTCTGAAAAAGTATTACTTGGTGCATTCCACGAAGTGAAAGTTGCTGAAAATGTCACACCAGATCCAGTTACTTGTGTTCTATTATTCAATCTAAATGGATCATATAAATTTAGAGGCAATGTATTTAACAGTTCTGGAGTTACTTCAAATCCCGATGCAGAAATAAATCCACGTGGTTCTGAACCACTTTGTTGTGTATAATAATTAACCCTAAATGGATCAGTATAAGTTAGGTCTGCCTCAAATGTTTCATAAAATGCTGAAGATGAAATGTACGAACCTGTTAAATTTGTATGTGGATTAATACCAAATGGTGCTGACCAATTTATACTTCTTTCATAATTCTTATATTCTGAACTTTCAGAAACATAAACCATTGTAGATAATTTAGTAGTATAGTGTTGTGGTTCAAATGTAGGTTTTTTACCAATAATAACTTTATCTCGTTCAAGTACTGTGGGTTCAATCAAAATACCAACTGTAGCATTTGCACGTGCTGGAATTAAAGTGTGAACTTGTTTGTATAATGAAGAATCATAATACTTTAATAATCTCATATAATCCCAAAAGTTATTTGGTCCTGAATACTTTTGCCAATATAAATTTCTAGCTTCTACTAATCCCGTATATTGTTCTTTATATTGGTCACGTGGATCTCCAATATATTGGTCAAAATCAAGATTTGGCATTGAAAGTATAATATCTTCATCTATTGCCGCAGACGGTGAAAAGAATATACCAAGTTTGTTAGAATCTGTTGGTGCTTTGTCATAAGCGGGTATTGTTATACTCTCTCCAAATTTTAATACAGGATTACCGAATTTATCTATCCTCTCGTCCGCTTCAATTCTTAATTTATTAGATGACCTACCACTTGGTCCCAAATTTGGAACTTTCATCTTTGTTTCATCTACTACGGATGAAAAATGAGTTCCATCACTATTTTTAAGTCCACTCGTATAGTTATGTGGTGTTGCAGATGCAGTAAATGATGTATCTGCTGTTACATCTTGAAACCATTGATTATAAGAAATACTTAAATCTTTATCATCGTCAAATGAATATCGAGTAACTAAATCTGTATAAGAAGCAGATGGTGTGTTACCATCAAATGCTATTGGAGCAGATACATGATTATCAAATGAAGATTCTTGTAATGCCGTAGTCCAATTTCTATATTCCATCATAGAACCACTTAATGATTCACCAAAGTATGTATTCTCTTGTGGACCACCTAATGTAATTGTTGTGGCACTTCCAGAATATGCTAAATTGTACGATTGAGATACTGCTCCCATTGAACCACTTATCAACAAAGTGTTTGTGGATTCATATATAATTTTACTTCTACCTGAGTCATATTTTTTAGTATATAAACTATAAACGACATCTTGATTTGTAGCATCACTTGCTAAAAAGGCTCCAGATCCAGACAATGTTCTTGTCAACATTACAGACCAAAATTCTCCATCATATACAGGAAAATTAGAAGATGAAGTTTCAAGATACCCTCTACTACCACTTAACATAAAAGATACATGACCTCTTGTATCTGCTGAACCATTATCTTTTAATCTAATTGCCCAATCACTACCCCGTCTTACCAATACTTGATTTGAACCCGTTACCGCTTTAAATCTAAATTCTACGGTATCTGGAACTCTATTAGTTGCTCCACTTCCTGATATTACTGGACTCCAAGCATTATACTGTACATATGTATTGTTATCTTTACCATAAAAATCTAACGCCTTTGTAAATTTTCTTGTTAAGAAATGGTCTGCTGCTTGTCCTGCCAACTTTGGTCCCCCATACTCTACTACACGTAAAATAGAAGATGGAATACCATAACAACTTATCAATCCTTTAATTGCCCGTGATGTTCCCTTTGTCTTTAAGAAATATGGCATATTGTTTATAATACGACTCCATATTTCTCTTGATATATCTCGTTCAGGAGTTCCAGAATATTCCCAAGGAGTTTCTGAACCAGTCTGTTCCATTCCAAAAATATATCTTGGTAATGATATTAAATCTTTACCATCGTGTACATCCCAACCCAAAGATTGTGCTACTGGATGTAATAAATCTTTTGCTACACCTTCTGTAAGTTTATCTCTCTTATCATGAACATCAGTCATTGACTTTATAAATGTCCATATATCATCAAAATGATGACCAACCATATCTACAAATTTTAAAAAGACATCATTTTCACTATCATCTTGAACAAACATTGGAAGATGACCTTTTAATCTATTTTTATTTGCCTTATCATATGCTGATGCAGAAAGTAATTGTTCTGAATACCAATTTGATGCAATAGATTGTGAAGTTCTATATAAAACATATGGACTTGAATATTTTCCTTGTCCTGATTCTTTTGGCCATGCATTATCATGAAATATACCAATAGATTCACTTGAATACGAAGAACTTTGATTAAACATATATTTTTCAAATTTATCAAAGTTAGTAATAACTTCACGGCGTTTCTTTTCCCAAGATTGAATTTGTGTTAATGAACCACTTACTGGAGTATATGGTGGATGTGCTGCTTCAGAACCAGAAATGTTTAAATAACCACCACCTATTGGATCTCCCTTAACTGAATGTAATCCACTTGAACCACTTGTACCTGATAATGAAGAACTTCTATCTGTATACTGTTCTATTAAATCTAATTTATATTTAAAATTTCTAAGTCGTTGTTCCGCTGAACTAAAATGTACAAAGTTCTCAAATAAACTAAAATCTACATTAATATCTGCACTAAAACTTCCACTTAAAAGTTCATTTTCTAACTTATCCTTAATAGAAGAATCAGTTGTCACTAATTGAGTATAATTTTTAAATTCTGTTTGTCCTGTCCCAATTGGACTCGTAGTATTGGCAAACTCAGGAGTTCTTAAAACTATATCACTAATATATTCTTCCACAAACGGAACAAGTGTACAAGTTTCCTCAACTGGAGGAATCATTTCTCTAACAACAGTTACGAAATCTTTCTCTTGAATTTTTTCAGGAAGTGGTTCATATAATTTATAAACTAAAGAATGTGGATATTCAGGATATTCTTGTGTATCATATTTAAAATTTGTTATTAAACTAAAATCATTTGGTCCTAACTTTAACAACTTACTTAAATCATTTTGACTATCACTTGGATATTGTACAAACCACTTATTAAAATCTATGGATTGATTTACTCCAAGTGTATTATCAAAATCATGTCCTTCTTCTTCACCAAGTTCCGTATATGTATTTTTTAAAGTAACAGAATTACCAGTTACACTTTCAATCTCTCCTCTTAATGAACCATATACAGGAACGGATGTAGCAAGAGAAGATGTATAATCAACATAAAAATCAGTAAATGTATTAAATGATTGAATATTTGCTTCATTATCAAATACAACCCCATCTGGAGCCAAACTCATATAATCTGTAATTAAAGTTGCAGTATTTCCATCTACGGATATTATTTTACCAACTAAATCACTTGTTATTGGTGCGGCGTCTACTGTATCTTTATTTTCAGTTAATTGTATCTGAACATTTTGTACCCACAAAATACCTTCAGGTCCATAATGTCCATATATGTAAACAGTACTTGCCTTTGTTAAATCCCAATCTTCTTCAACTATGGCATTATAACTAACTCGTTCCCATTCTCCAGTTTTGGATACAGGCATATATCTTAAAAATTCTCTTTCTCCTGCCTCTAAACTACCTTCTTCTAATGTTGCCAGATGAGCTCCTATGGAAGCTCCCCAGTATGGATTTCCATCACTTTTCTTATAATGATGTAATCCAACCATTGCACCTTTATTTGGTGTATCAGATTTTTGATTCCAAGATATTGTTATTTGGTCACCTGGTTGAAGTCCTTGGGCCGCCATAGAATGTGGTAATGTTTGAGAAATTCCCATCCACCTATGTGCCAAATCGGTAGGTTGGGTGGAATCAAATGGAACATTTCCTGTTTTATGAATACCTTGATAATCATTATGATTTGGTGCATCAAATTCTGAATTTTGGTCAATAAACTTCATACAAGTTTCACCAAATTCACCTTCACCTTCTACCCATTTAGCGTGATGTCCTAACCAACCACTATGCCATCTTGAGTGTCCAGTTATTGCACTTGTAGAACCGCCCCAATTAAATGAATTGAATCCATCACCCCATCCGCTTGGTTTTACTGCATCTGAATGTAAAACTGGATCCCACCATTGCCAAATTTTATCGGTTATGCTTTCTCCCGCATCCCAAGTCCAACTTAAAATTTGATTATTTGCATTATTTACTGACCAAATCCAGGAACAATCTAATAAATCGTCATCTACATTCTCTCCCCATGCTCCCTTGCCAGCTTCCGCTAAAGTTTTCCAAGCAGAACCTATTACACTATCTGTTTCAGAATTGCTTGAAATTGACCAAGGACCCACATTTGTTATTCTCGGTGGAAGATCCCATTCACCAGACAAAGTTTTTCTTTGCCAATCTTTTAATATACCCAGATAATCACTGGATCCATCACCTGTTTTTATTTCTTTTCCATTATAAACTATTTTTGCAATAAAAGCGGCGGGTCCTGTATTATTTCGAGTTTCTATTCTCAACCCACCTATATTATTTGGAAGTTCAAATGTTTGTGATGTTCTCCAATCTGTTCCTGAACCAAGTAGGGTTTCAGTTCCATTCGGACTAACAGTAAATAAATCAAATTCATCATCAACTTGTAAAGTAATATAATTATCATCACCCAATCCATGATAAGGACTTACTCTAAATTCTCTTTCACCCTTTAGAATGTCTGATGCATCTGGATTTTTTAATGGAATATTATCTATTATAACCAACTCATTGTTTTGAGAAAAATCTTGGTCTGTAACATATGCATCTTTAATAGTAAGTTTACCATCTACCATTAATTCAGAGAATCCATCATCCTCATCTGCAAATACTGCCTCTACTTTATTGTTATCTATAAATGTAATTAATCCTGTCGTTGGTGAATCTTCTTCTTCAACTCTCTCACCACTAACCATATATGGAGTTGGTTTCCCGGCAGTACTCCCAGCCTCTACTTGAACATTTGTAATGTAACGAATTCCTTCTGTAGTTTCTACACTTGTCTTACCTAAATCTAATTTAAAATGCCCATCCGAATTTGCTGGTATAGTTATAACATTATATATTCTTTGCCATTCGTTACCACCTACATTCTTAACTTCAATAACATCTTTATTTTGTTCACCAAAAGTTTGATATGTACCTCCAGACTCTACCTCTCCCAAAAATAATTGTGGTGCACCTTGATCGTTACCAGTAACCCATTCGTTAGACCAATGTACCCAACAACTAATTATATAACTTTCCCCTGGTATTCCATTTAATAAAAGTTGATAATTATTGTTATTATCTGAAGAAGTAGTCTTTAACACGTATCTACTATTTCCTGGATTTGTAAACTCAACTACTTCGTGATTTCCAGAAGTTAATGCTACTTCTGCAATTCCACCACCATTTGCAAAATGACCATTTGTTACTAAATTTTGTGCTGCTGGTACTGTTTCTACATCAACTACTGGACTATATCTTGATATTTGTTCGTCTGATTCTTCATAATCTATAACAAAGGCCTCTCTTATTTTAAGAGTTCCACCTACCATAGCCTGGTCTAATGTTATAGTTCCGCCATTTATTGTTGCAACTTTACCATTTGCGTCAAATGTTATATTGGATTCTCCACTTATATCTGAATATGATAGACAAGTAAATCCTAATAATCTAAATTGTTCGAAGTAATCAGTATCTACTATTCCAGGATTTGGTCGGAGTCTAATTTCAGTTCGAGATGGTGAAATTTCTTGTAACCAAAACTTATCATCTTGAACAAGTAGTTCTATTTCATTTCCTTTATCATCAAGTAAAGGGGCTGTTATATCTGCTTCTGAATTATAACTTGCAAGTACCTTACCATTTGTTCCTATCATATACTCATCTGTATAAACACTTTTATCTGATTTTTTCGTTAAAATAAACTTAGATGAACCACCAACCTGTCTTAAAAAGTTATATACTATTTTATAAGTTCCTCGTTCAAATCCAAGACTTCTAACATGAGCACCTACATCTAAATTTGTTGGTAAGGGATGTTCAAGTTCTCCTGAAGCAAGATAATTATCACTTCTATCATATACACAATACTCAATTATATCGGAAGTAAGTGTTCCAAATGGAGCTATAGGATCACCACCGTCCAAACCATCTATTCCAATTAATGGTAAATCTTTCTTGTTTAATCTTGATAATTTTCCACTAACAATATCTCGTGTTAATTGTTTCTTCTTTGACATTAGAGTTCCGTAAATTCTCGTTTGATTATTTTATTGGTTTCTTCTGTTTCTTCATATTTGAAATACCCATCTTGATATGAAAGAGTGTGATTTTGAGAATAACTTGTTCCATCAGTTCCTTGTCCAGGAATAATTTTTTCAAAAAGGATAATAGTCTTATTCTTCTTATCTCTAAGAACTCCATCTCTAACAAGTCCAGATTCAGTTTTCTTTTCAATCATCTCTAAATATTTAGATTCATCTCCTGTTATAAGACTTTGATAAAATGCTAAGTTATCTAACTCGTCTTTTGTATATGGCATTTTTTATCTCACCACTTTAAAGGAATGTTTTTCATCAAAATATTGAACGGTTTCATTGGCAGTTCCACTACCACTTACAACTTTATATTCTATTCTATAAAATCTTTCTGATTGTAATCCATTCATCCACAAATTGAAATAGTTTCCTGTAGAATCACAACTTACTACTGAACCACTTCCAAATGGAACAATTACTTCTTCAGTATAAGCATCTTTAAGTTGATAATAAGTACTTCCACTTGGTAGATATTTTGCTGTTGTATATCCTGTACTATATCCACTTGTGGCATATGACTTCTCAGGATACCTTTCTCTACCAATAACTCTAAATTTTACCTTTGAATTTTCTTTATATTCAGGTCGTAATCCTCTCATATAAAGAACCATATCTTCTAAATTATCAGATGAAAGTGCCGATAAAGAACCAGTAGCCCAAGTGGAATCGTCCCAGACTACTTCTAATTTTGGTTGATAAATTGTATGTGTATCCCTACCGAAAAATGAAAAATGACCATATTTTGTAGTATTTCCTTCTTCAACAAGTGAACTGGCATTTCCAATACTACCACTTCTCTTTAACATAAATCCTTCATTTGGAATTGTACTACTTAACCACTTCCATGTAATATCAGTTACATCCATTCTTAAATCTGCAGGTTCATGAGTGAAAGATTGAGATGCTTCATATCCACTACCACTATACCAAGTTCCACCAGATCCAGTTACATTCGCCCAAAGTGTTTTATCATCATTATTGTCTTTATAATTCCAACTTGCCCCATCTTCAATTTTAGGATTAGAATCACTTCTACCAGAACCCATATCCCACGATTGACTAACTGGATACCCATATAATGTTTGTGATATATTTAACTCTTTAGAATTAGCATCATATAAATTTAAATAAAATCTCGTCTTTGATCCTGATGTAATTAAATTAGATGCTACTGATTTAGAAATATAAGTCAAATCAAATTTAATCAATGCCCTTGAAACATTTATTACCGAACCATCTGAATTAGTATCTTTTTTAATTTCAAGAATCTCATCAAGTCCAGTATTCATACTTGAACTTATTTCATATAATGTTGTATCTTTGGTTGCGTATTCAAAATAATGCATTATAAGTCTCCCATTACCCTACCTCGTATATCAGTATCAGGGTGTTTAATTTCAAATATTGCAGGATCTACTGATGGATAAACGACACTATTAAAAGTTGCTGAAGTTACATCATATATGTTATCAGAATAAGACTTTCCACCTATAGTTCCCCATTTATTTTTTACTTGAATAAGTTCTGTACTGTTCTCAAATGGTTTAACTACTGTGGCCACTCCTTCTGTTGCCAATATTTCAGATGCTATATCTGCTATTATAATTGGTTGATTTATTTGCCATCTTTCTATATTAAAATAAGCTTTTAATCTATCAACACAACCCAACAAAACTTCATTTTTATTGAACCCCCTTTTGGTATAAATTGCAAATTCAATTCCAATATTACATACCCAGGCATCTTTAAGTTGAACAGCATCTGTCATCATTCTATATTGTGTTAAATATGTTTTTATGTTCTCTTTTACTGCGTTATTTAACTTAACTAATTTTTTATTATTATCATATCCAAGCATATACATATTCAAAGCTAATGGGTTAGGTTGGAATGTAGGATCTGCTTCATTTTGTCCCGTAGCCGCAACTTGTTCATCTTGTATCATATAAACTTTTGCTATATTACCATACTTTGGTGGTAATGAATAAACACGAGTTATAAAATCATCCTTAGTTACTGCCCTACTTTGTGCTTGAAAATATCCAAGAGCATTTACTCTCACATTTTCAAGTGTTTCCGCTCCACCACCTCCAGTTGCTGGATTTGGATTTGTTACTGCTGTAGAATTCAATGTACTTGTTTTTATATTTTCATCTAAAGTTAAAGAACTATCAAATTGTGGATCCCTTAATGTAATATTATTAATTTGATTTGATGCTACATTATCATCTATTCCACCACCATACGAATACTTAATTGTAAGAGTTGTATTAGTTGGACACTGACCATAAGTTTCTGTATTCAAAAAGTTTGCTGGATCAAATGATGTATCAAGAAAACTCGGTGTTCCTGGTAGATTAGAACCAACACTTGATGGATTTGGAATAATCTCTTCATCACTACCTGCTGCTACTCCAGAACCAAATCTTATTTCAGTTTTACCATCTGGTCTTGTATAAGTTTTAAATCGTTTAGATGTCTTTACAAGTTTTAAAAGAAATGGTGCAAAATTTCTACCCTCTACTAAATCAGGAGAATTATTTGTAGTATTCTCAAAGTCTGCAAAAACTGTATCTTGTGCTAAAAATGGAACTTCATACCATTTATTTCCATCACTATCTGTTACTGAAATTATTTCTAATACGGGACTGTTTGCTAATGCAATTCTTTTATATTTTTCTGCTGCTCCAAATGTTACATATTCAGTAGTAACCGTTCCACTAACCGCCTTTACTTCTTTTTTCAATAACCACTTAGTAATATTACTTTCATCATCTACTTCAAATATATCTTCTTGTCTTGGACTCATAGAACCAGAATCTCTAAATACTACATCTCCCGTAGTTCTAAAAACTGTTCCGTTATCTGATGTGGCTTGCATTCCAGCTGGAATTGTAAGACAATAATCTTCATTAGGTTGTCTTTTACCGCCCACTTCATTATTAGGATCTGCAGGAACTGTTTGAAATACATCAAGGGTTACAGTTGCAGGTGAGGCCTGTCTTGGTTTATATCCATATCCTTGTGCTATTTCATATATGGTTTTCTTTTCTTCTGCAAATGATAACATACTTTCTTTGAATTGTTCGTCCATATAATAAGATAATGTATCACCTACATATGAAGCCATTTCTATAAACATCATACCTGGATCTGATTCATTAAAATCGTTATATGTATTTGGGAAATATGTTTTTGCAAATTCTATAAGACCATCTCTGAATGCAGAAAAATCTTTATTTAAATATTTTACGTCCTTACTGACTCCCTTTGTAGCCATTTTCTTCTCCCTTATTGATTAACAGCCGATTCAAATTGATCAAAACTTACTGACACAGTTCCAAACCTATCGGGTTCAAATGACAATCCAAAATCTATTATTATATTAACTCTATTAATATTATAATTTGTCATTGTAATTTCTATCTTTTTAATGTTTATGTATGGCAACCAAGTTTCTAAAGATGTTCTTATTGAATCTTCTAATATATCACTAAAATCTTCATTCATTGGTTCAAATAATATTGAATGTAATTGTGATCCAAATGTTGGTTGGCCCAATCTTTCACCAGGAATCGTTTTTAGTAAATTTATAATATTATATTTTGCCTGTTGAAGTGTAGTTTTAGTCTGTTTAAAATACCCAGAATCAGAATATCCCATTGGAAGTTTCAATCCAATGAAAGTATCTGGATTTAAATCTTTTTCTCTTGCTCCCATTTATATTCTCCTATTGATTTATTATCTCTTGACCAACTATCAAACCATTTTTTACTACAATTCTTTTACGAACAGTTATTACTCCAGTCGGTGTTGTTTCAGTATCAGTTACTATAAAATCTTCTGTAATTCCTTCGTATTCTTTCCTACCTTCGTGAGTCTTATATCCACCCGTATCCAAAGTCCCATCTGTTTTTATTTCACCAAACTTAAAACTAAGATTTAATTTATCAAATATTTTTTTTAATACTATTATTTGTTTAGACTCGTCAATGTTTGCTTTAGCAACTGTTTTAAATCTTTTTAATAATCTTGATAATCTTGATTTTTTAGATTTAGGATTAGTCTGAACTTGTCTAATATTTAACTGATTTCCTCTACCTATAAAAAGACTTCCAGGTAATCTATTTTCTAAATATGATTTATTATCAAGTCTATCTATTTCATCTTCACCAGTCAAATAAGAATGTATTGCATCTGCTTCTTCTGCAGCCAATTTAGCATTTTCTTTTCTTATTCTCTTTTTAGTTTCAGTATCTTGGTCTTTAAAAATTCTTTTATTTTTAATTCTCTCAAGTTTATACTTTAAAAACTTTTTATCTAATGCCATTACTCACCTCACTATGGACGATAATTCGTTCCACCACCTTTTTTCTGGTCTATTGCCTTTAAAACAGCTGAATAATCTTTTGTTAATGCATTTGTTACATGGTCAGGAACTTGGTCAACTGAAACACCAGCTTTCTTTATAGAATCAACTGCTGCTATTTCTCGTTTCTTTTCCTTTACGGATTCCGTGTCTCCTAAACCTGTTTCTCTTGCGAGGATTTCATTCACTTTACTACTGTCATATATTCCACCACCCATAGTTTCATATTCACCATCTCCTTGTGGAACTCCACCAACGGTTTCGTTTAGAACCTTGTTAAGAGCCTCATTGGATGTATAATGAACATCTTCTTTGGGTTTAACTTTATACTGTTTTCTAATAGGTTCTTTGAACTCTTTTTCAGTTAATGGTTTTGAAACTAATTCGGTAAGTGAAGATGAGTCTTTATCTTTAATAAATATCTCATTCATTTGTTTTTTCACTTCTTTACGTACCACTGTTTCAATTATTTTTATTAACTCTTGTTTCTTCATTTTATAATCTCCTTTATAAACCTCTTAAATAATCATTTAATTCTGGACTTGAAAAACATTTTTCAAGTTCTTCCATTTGTTTTGTTAATTCTTCAGATAATGCTGATGTATCTATATCATCAAAGTCTGTATCAGTATCCAAATCTGTCCAAGTTCCACCTGCATCTTCACAAGATTTCTTATCTAAATGTTCTGTTATAGAACAAAATCCAATTGATTCGTCTCCAACATCTAATTCAGTAGATGATAATTGATCATACATATCTTGTAACTCCTTTAATTCATCAGGATCAATCCAAGTTCCACCTTGTGCTTCACAATCTTCCTTATTATCTGGTGGTGGTTGTCCTGCTTCTACTGCACATTGTGCAAGTATACTCATTAATTGTGCCTGTAATATAGGAATAATCATTGTAAATCTACCTACGGCCTTTATTAAAGTAGCAACACACATATCAACTAATCCCATAATGTTTAATACTTTCATTAATGCTTCAACAATGGGTACAATAAATGGTGGTGTCCATTTTAAAATTTTTCTAACTAACTTTATTACTTTTCTAATTATTTTTATGACTTGAATTATCTTCTTTAAAATAGGTATTATTTTCATTAACTCTGCCATAAGAGCTAACATATTTCTTATTACAGTTTTTAAGGGTTCTTTACAGACATCTTCTGGATCGATAACAGCCTTGGCCATTATTTTATCAACTTCTGCGTTTACCTTACCTAATACCAAATTAAGTTTACCCATTAACTCTTGAATTTTTGCAGTAAACCCACTCAGTGCCCAAGCCTGTAAATCAGGTAATTGAAAATTAGCTAATTCTGACAACCAATCTTTTTCTGCGTCGGTTGGCATATTAACATTGCCAGAACCTACACAAAAACCCTTATCTTCTCCATCATCTCCATCATCACCACTTGTTTCAGTTCCATCTCCTGAATTTGTTGCAACTGAATCATCTTGTGTAATATATGGTGCACATTTTACTTCTCCATTCTCAATAACACAACCAACATGAAGTGTAGTTCCAGCAGGTACAATTTCACCTTCTCCATATTTCATCAAATCATTACCCGTATCTGGCCATATCACTACTGCACCATTAGCACCAGCAACTCCATCTACTACCGCAAACATAAATGGAAACTCCTCTTTATTTTCAAAGATTCCACTCCCTTCTATAAGTTCACATCCTGGTATAATTGGTTCACCTGGTCCCAATGTTACTCGTTGTCCTGCTATTGATTTACATCTTATTGGCATATTAATTCGTCTTTACTATATCACTCTTTGGTTCATCCAATCGAGTTTTTAATTCTTGAAGTGCACCTACTAATCCCATTGATGGTCCTATAATGTTATCTATCGGTATTTTAAAATCTATTACTGAACCCATTGATGGGGCTATTCCATTTGCAAATTCAATTAACGCATCCAACAAACTATCAATTAAATTCATTGTTTGGTCACCTCTTAATACTGGTTGAATATTAGAATTATCACTTACCCATCCAGTAGTTTCACCTTGTTTTGGTGCTGTACCGAGATATACATTTTTATGTCCTTCCAATACAATTCTATTATTACTAATTAAATTTATATCTCTATTTGAATAAACAAAAGTATCAGTACCTTTTGAATTAAAAACTATTCTATCAGAATTTAAAATTATTTGTTTTCCGTCAAATTCTTTTGGTTGTAAATCTGGAACACGAGAAAGTGATGATTGAAAAAGTGGAACTATTTGGTCAGTTGTCATCCACAAAGAAGAACCATCTTTATTTATATCTTCCTTAACAGGTTTCTTTAGAATAGTTTCTTGTACTCCCTGTCCTGCTCTTATAATAACATTCGGTGAATTCTTTTTCCCTTCAGTTTCCGTTTCCTTTACACTCTTAACATTACTACCAAACCTAATTGAATTTCCAAACCTACCATTAAATGTTATATCACCTTCTTCTGCCTTTAATTGTCGTATAACTCGATCCTTTACATTAGGTAAATTATCTTTATAACCTTCTCTTTTCCAGGGATTATGTATTTTACTTAATCCAGGTAATATATTAGTATCTACATTATTATATAAATTTAATTTTTGAGTATAAAATTTAGTTCCAAAATATTCTACAACAATTACATATTCACCTGGATATGGATAATCTTTAATATTAACTTCCATAGGTGCAACCACAATAATATCATGTTCTCCCTCATTACTAATACACATTCTGGCCTCGATAAATCCATACAATGAATAATCGGTTCTACCATCAGGCAATTTAGGTAAATCTTCTTCATCTAAATAGACCTTAATTACTTCTGCCGGTTCTAACTCATAAAATTCAGGAGTTTTTTGTTGTTTCATTGCCCTCCGAACTTCTCGTGCTGAACTTGGTCCGTCTGGCAAAACAATATGTTCGTCAGTCCTATTAATTTTATAGGCCATTAATTTTCCTTAACTGATTGTATATCTTCTGTTATCTTATCTGATTTCTTTTGAATGTCTACAACTACTTCATCTATACTTGTGAGTAATTGTTCTTTCTCTTTGTCTGATAAACCAAATTCTGATTCACTGCCTCCCTTGTTTTCAGCAGCAATCAATCGTTGAACAACTGTAGCTAACTTAACAAGTTGTTCATCATTCTTTACATTTATGTCCAAATACTCTTTTATCATAGGAATTAACTGAATAGCCATATCCCCATCTTTGATAAACGAAGCAACTTCACCAACTAATACTTCAAGTTGTTTTTTGTTATGTTTGGAATTATCATAAATGTCTTTGAATAATGATGATAGTGACTTACCTTCAAATAATTCGTAATCCTGACTCATTTTGATTTCCTCATATTGTATTAAAAATAGATGTTATAACTCATAAATAAATATAAAACAAGTCAAAAATTGATGCATATATATTGAAATAAGAAAAATGGTATATATTATATTTATTTATGTCGGAAATTGATTTCGACAACAGAAAACGGAAGTTAAAAATCCCTTTTTTGTTAAATGATAAGAATAACAAACGGGAGATAAACAATGAAGGAAGTCATCACATTGGTCAAAGGCTGGGTGGACGATATAGCTCACCTATTAATGTCCTTTGTAGCCATAGGAGCTGTTTCTGAAGTAATCTTTGGAACTGGCGTCTTTGGTGTTAATGTAATAGGTAACCTGACATCAATCATAAACACATTTGGCGAATCTGGTTTCGCTGGGTTAGTCGCTTTGTTGGTGTTGGTGGGTTTATTCCGTAAATAGCTATTATCGGATAATGAAAAAGGGGTGGAAACACCCCTTTTTTTTGCTTTAAATTGTTATAGTGGTAATTAATTTACCTGTTAAAGATACTGGTTCAAATGCTCCACCTCTTACTATATCATAATCCCCAGGTGGAATATAATTACTTCGTTCTGTTTTATATAATTTCCATACATAAATTAAATCTCGTGGTGAACCATCTTTATGTGGATTTCTTGCCAAAGGTTCTTCATGAACAAGTCTTCCCGTTTCTCTACTATACATCCATAACTTAGTGTCAGAACTTACTACTCTATATTTAATCTTTACTACATCACCTTGTTTACCATTCCATTTTTCGTGTGTGGTTTTCCAGGCAACAATAGGATGTTGATTAAACTCTTCTTTTGTATCAGTATATTGTTCGGTATATTTTGCTTCTGGCCAAATAGTTATTCCTATTATAATAAGAATCATTGAACCAACTATAACTTCTAAAATTTCTTCAAATGTCATACTTTTATTTTCTTTCTTATATAAGATAAATAGTTATCCATTTCTCGTAACTTCGGATTATTTTTATCTTTCTTAAACAACTCATCTCTTTTGTTTTTCAGTTTACCATATGCCTTTTTATAGTCTTGTTGTGAAATTCCTTTCATTGATTTCCTATAATATAAATGATGAAATGCTTCATCCTCGGCTTCTGCTCCACGAACTCCAGCAACTGCTGTTACTTGTTCTACTTCATAATAGACTTCAGTAACTTCTTGAATTTCTTCCCATACTACTTCATCCCACATAGCATCTAAGTCAAGAACCAAAGTATCAATCTCTGGCTCTTGACTTAATAGAATACTACTCGTAAAGAACAGGAGTTTCAGAAAGTTCGAAGTTAAGTGAATCGTATGTGTAATAATAAATTTCATCATTAGGTCTTTGGTGGAATATTGCAGGTTCATCTACAGCATCCAAACTAAATTGCCATTCATTATCTTCATCTGGTACACCAAGTTCTAAATTAACAGTTAAATTTCTAACTCTTTTTATAGTAGTCAATGGATTAAATGGCCATTCAGCCACACCATTTTCAATCAATCTGTTATTAGCTTCTTCTTCACATCCTGCCCATATCTGGTCTACAAAAGTTTTCTCGGCTCTCTCGGTAGCCATATCTAATGTTTTACCATATCTCGGAATTGCTACTGCTGCAAGAATACCTAAAATGATTGTAACCATTACTAATTCAATTAGTGTAAATCCTTTTTGGTTTTTCATTTTAATTCTCCATTCTCCGTAATTACGGTGTTAGTGTCTTATGTAACTGAGAAGGGTTCTCAATATCTGCAACGATTAGAGCCGGTGCTTGTGCGGAAGTACCACTACCTGATCCTGGTATCACAAGATAAATGTAAGCACCATCCTGAAATGGTGATTGAATTCCTGAATTACCAAAGTTCTTCACAAAATCATTTGCACCATCTACATCAAACTCAACATCTACTTGGTGTGTTTCACCTGCGAAACTCATCCAATCACCTGCTAATGCATCTTCATCATCTACTGCTGGTGAAAAGACATAAACATAATCAGATAAATCTGATGTATATCCAGTTTGTGCAGCCTTTACATAATCATCTATGTATGTTTCAAGTGCCTGGTCTGTAGTTTGACCTTCACCAAGTGTTACTCCACCTACTTCTGAATCATACTTAGATTGTCCTGGGAATCTTCCTTTACCCTCTTCAGACACTGCTTGGTTGTAATAGTTATTTGCTACGGTAAGAATTTTATCAATGTTATTCATTGATTTCTTTTCTTTAGCACCAGCACCGACACCACCAAACTTTGGAGCGGCTGTGGTGGCTAGAGTAGCCATCATAGCTGTAGTAACTGCGAATTCTGCGAGTGAATTACCTTTGTTACTTTTTAGCTTTTTAATTAGGTTTATGAACATTTCAGTTCTCCTCATTTAAGTTTCAT